CTCGCCCTTGAGCCAGCCGTCCACTCCGGGCGCATCGTCCGGCCTGGAGCAGGCCAAAGATCAGGGATTGCAGATCCTGCGCCGCGGCGCGGAGGTCGGTGCCGACCTGGCCACTGGTGGGCTGACACGGCGCTTCAACGACAACCTGCAGGACTTCACCCAGAAGGTGCTCGGCGTCGAGCCGACGCAGATCGACCTCGACCAGGGCGTCACGCCGCTGCTCAACCGCGCGGCCGCCGCGGTCGAATCCACTGCGGACACGAATCAGCAGCTGAGCGGCGCGGGTCCGCGCCCGGTTGGCGTGCTCGACTCGGTGCAGACCCTCGACCAGTTGGCCGACAAGTACGGCACGCGCGACCCGAGCCAGTACAACCCCGACGACCAGAGGGTCGCGTCCCAGGCGATGCTGATGGCCGGCAACACGCTCCAGGGGTGGCAGGCGCCGACGACACTCGACAACGTGCGCAACTTCGTGGGTGATCGCTTCAATGACCTGGGCAGTACCCTCGCGAGCGAAGGCGAGCGCGAAGAGGCCCAGACGCCGCAGTGGCTCAAGGACCAATACAAGCCGCTCGACCTGACCCAACCGCTTGGCCCGCAACTGGGCATCGACCCCGCGGGTGACGTGCGCCAGGGTCTCTCAGACGTCATCCAGGGCCTCGGTGAGCACGACATCGGCAAGGCGGCGGGCGGCGTCTATCAGACGGCCAGCGGCGCGCTGAGCGGCACTCTGGGTCCATCCGGGCCCGAGACACGCGCCGTGGCATCGATCTGGGACAGTCCCGCGGTCAGGGAGTTCCTGCAGGGTGAGGAGGGAGCCCTGAAGTTGCCCGGCGGGAGTCTTGACGCGCTGGCGCAGTTGCGCGCGGACGCCGCTCGTCAGGCTGGCCAACCGCCGCCAGCGCCACCGCCTGGATCCAAAGAGCGTCTGGACTACCTGACCGGCCGCGGCAAGTGGGCGCCGCCCGAAACACCGACGACCAGTCGACTGGACCAGGCGCTCGCGGTGGGCGTCAACGGCATGCTGGGCAACACCAACGGGTTCTTCAACAACGCCATCAGCGGTCTGGCCGAGAACGTGTACCGCCCGGTGGGTACCGCGCTCCGCGGGGAGCTCGGGCCTGCCTTTGCTGACGTGCAGGCCCAGGGCGCGGCTATCGGCGACGCGCTTGCGAGCGCGGCCAACACATTTCTGACGGGCAAGCGCGCCTCGCGTCTCGGCTCGACGGACTATCCGGAGGCGTTCCCCGGCAAGCTCGGCGCGCTGCCGTTCACCACCGGCAACATCCGCGCGAACTCGGCCATGGACGAGATGAACCGCACACTCGCCATGGCTGGCGGGCAGGCGGCGGAGTTGGCACGACTCAAAGCGGCCAATCCGGGCGCGTCCGTCCAGGAGCTGATCAGCCAGAACCAGCAGCGTCTCCAGGACGTCGGCACCTCCGCGGCGAAGGTCGCGACGTTTGAGGAGGGCGGTACGCTCCTGGGCGATGCGCTTGCCGCAGCCCGCCGCAAGCTGACCGCGCCGGACGCCACGCCCGCACAACGCCTTGGCGGACTGGTAACACAGCTGGTGATCCCATTCTCCAAAATCCCAGACGTCATCCTCACCCGTGGCGTACTGGGCATACCCGGTTTCGCCGAGGGGCGGGCCGCTGTCAAGATCGCGCGCGGCGAGCCTGGCGCGATTAGCCAACTTGTCACCACCGAGGCCGTCAACGCGGCCCTCGCGATACAGGTGCTGCAGGGCAACATCACCGGCAACGGACCCGATGATCCTGCGAAAAAGGCGGCGCTCCAGAACGCGCGCGACGCCGACGGAAATCCGCTCTGGCAGGCCAATAGCATTCGCATTCCCACGCCGTGGGGTCAACGTTGGATTCCGTACAGCGGACTGGGCCCCGTGGCAATTCGCATGGCGGCTATTGCCAACGCAGTCGAGCAGTATGACGACCAGGGCAAGAAGATCACGCCAGACTTCCTCAAGGCGACCAGCAAGGCCGTGGGCGAGACGATCACCGACGCCTGGTATCTCCAGGGCGTGGCGCGCGTCTTCCAGGCACTCAAGACGGGCGGGATCACCGACGCTGCCGGCAATACGCTGCTGGATTTCGGCGAGCGCTACGTGCCCGACTCAGGGTTGGCGTACCAGTTGCGCCAGTTTGTCGATCCGACGGTGCGCGAGCCAACCAACCCGCTCGAGGACGTGGCCAACCGCGTGCCCGGACTGTCCACGTTCGTGCCGCCGCGGATCAACCCGGCGACCGGAGAGCCGACGCAGGCACCGCGAGACCCGCTGTCGGCTATCGTTCGCGCGTCCGCGCCAGGCAACCCTGACCCGGTTAACACCGAGCTCGCGCAGCACAATCTGGGAGTAGGCGACGCACCGAAGACCATCTCTCAGAACAAAGCCACCATCGAGATCACGCCCGACGAGCAGCGCAGGTATCAGCAACTCGCTGGCGCCGCGATCGCGCACGACGTCCAGGCGACCATTGGCTCGGCGTCGTACCAGCGGATGTCGCCCGACCAGCAGCGCACGGTCCTCGAGGATGTGGTTCTGAAGGCGCGAGACTACGCATCCGCCTCGACGTTCAAGCAAATCCCGCGTGACGAACTCATTCGCCGTATGGACGCGTACGATGCTGCGCAGCGCTCTCAGGCGCAACCGCAGTTTCGATCCTAGTGCTCGATGAGGCGGTCACGGAGAGCCATTACGCCGAGCATGATGAGTGTGCCGATGATGACAACCACACCGCAGAAACTCATCCAGAGCACAAAGAAGCCGAGGGCGTTATTTCGCACATTCAACAGGTCGACCAGCGTCATGAAGGCGCCGATCCCGTACACGAATGCGACCCACCCCGCCGTGCCGAGCAGCACGACCACGGGAACGTATAGCCAGAGCGATCTGCCGCATCGCTCGTATAGCCATGTGAAAAACGGATTCCCATCCTTGCTATCGTCTGGTCGCATCGCAGAGCTCCTCTGTGGTGTCACGGCCCCGGTCGTTCCTGCGGCGCGGGGCCCTTCTGTTTGGGCGGCGGCAGTATAGGGCGACGGAGATGAGCAAGCCGTGAATCAGGACGAGTACAACGCGCTGGCTGCTCGCCACGGTGGTGAGGCGGGCAAGACGCCACTAGACCCGACGATCGACAATCCCGACCCGTCCGACGCGCGTATCAATCCGAAGATTCCCAACCCGAACCCAACCTACCGCTACGTCTTCAAGGACGGCACGTACGTCGAGGCGCGGGACACGCTCAAGGGCCAGAACGGCCAGGTCGACCTCGAGGTCACCAACCCCGGCACGGCGCTCAAGGTCGACGACACCAACAAGCCCACTTCCGTCAGCGCGCCATCGACCGAGAAGTACATCGTCACCCGCCAGCCCGACGGCACGCTCAAGGCCAGCGACAACCCGAACTACAAGGGCGACGGCAAAGACCCCACGAGCTCCGTCACGTCCTTCGGCGACCAGCTCATCGGCGTCTATGACGACGGCAAGGGCAACCTGACCACCAAGGTTCTGCTGACCAAGGACCCGACCCAGACGCTCCAGGCGGTGACGCTGCCCGACGGCTCCATGGGTAGTTTCGACCCCAAGACGGGCGCTGTGTCGGTGATCGCGAAAGCGGACCCGAAGAACCCTGGCACGCCCGTCAAGGGCGGCGACGGCAAGTTCTACATTTGGGACCCGAAAGCCAACGGCGGCCTGGGCGGCATGGTCGATTCGGGCATGCCTGCCGCCGCGGCGTCGGTGGTGGGCACCGGGCCCGACGACGAGTTCACCTATGCGCTCGACGGCCAGGGCAACGAGATCGCTGGCACGCGGCGCCCGAACCCGAACTACAAGAAGCCCGCGGTCAGCACCGTCGGCACAGACGCCAATTCCGAGTGGATCTACGCGATCGACAAGGACGGCAACGAGGTTCCGGGTTCACGGCGGAAGAATCCGAACTACGTCGCGCCCAAGCCCACGGAGCTCGCCGCGGACACCGTCTCGGCCGTGCGCGGGCTGCTGCAGCCCGACGGCACAGTCAAGTGGATCAAGAACGACCAGCAGCTCACGGTGTCGCAGGCCATGGCCGACCTGATGAACCAGGCCGGCATGAAGGTCACCGCGGGCTCGATGAGCATGGACGACGCCAAGAACATGCTCACCGGCGCGGTCAACCTGATGAACGCGCAGACGGCGCGTCAGACGGCCAACACCGCGGACGTGACCGCCCAGGGCAACCTGGCCACGGGCGCGCTCACCGCCGCCAACAATGCCGCGCAGACCGGCGGCAACCTGCTGCAGAATCGCGTCACCGCCGCGACCGGCACGCTGCAGAGCCTCGCCACCGCACCGATGGGGCACATGCTCAATGCGCCGCCGTCGGGCACCGGCGCGGCGCTGGTGGGTGGGCTGCAGGACTGGATCACCGATCTGGGCGGCGGCCAGGGCGTCTACGACGCCGCGGCGCACATGGTCCAGCAGGCGGACCCCACCAACCAGAGCGGTGTTGCCGCCCCGGCGTACGCCACCATCCGCTCGCTGATGGACCAGTACAAGGCGCAGACCGGCCGCGACTGGACCCCACCTGGCTCACCCGATCGCCAGTTCACCTCGCCGACGACGGCCACCGACACGACGCCGATGGCCCCGACGCAGACCAACGTCAACGTGCAGCAGAACCTCGCCGCGCAGCAAGCTCTGGCCGCGCAGGCCGCCGGCACTGCGGGGCAGCCCACCACCACCTCGCTCAACGCTCAAGGCTTGCTGGACAACCCGCAGGGGCGCGCGATCGCCGCGGGCCAGACGCCGGTCGCCGCGCAGGGTGCGCCGACCACGCCGGGGCTGTACAACCCCGCGTATCAGCAGGGCATGCTCTCCTCCGTCGGTCAACCCGCCAACCTCGCCGCGTCGCCCATGCTCGCGACCGGCCCGTACCAGCCGCTGCCCTTCATCGGACCCTGGCGTGCACCCGTTACCGTCTGATGGCGTACGACCCGCAGGGCTCCACCGCGGCGATGAACGCGCGCGGCTACGCGGACAATCCGACCGGTCGCGCCCAGATGGCCGCCGGCCAGCAACCCAGCGGCGAGGGGCGCTGGGTCCCGCTCACGACTGGAGGTAACGGCGTGGCCACCGCATCGCAGCTCGGCTCGGCGCTCGACAGTCTGTGGGGCGCCAGCGCCAGCGGCTCCATGCAGCAGTTCCTGGAGTCCATCCGCCAGTTCAACCTGAATTTCGGCAACACCATGGCCGGCACGTACGGCCAGAACTGGGGCCCCGGCGTGCTCGCGCCGCAGACCGCCTCCAGCCTGGCCGCGCAGCAGGCCGGCGGCATGATCGGCTACATCCCCGGCTTCTCGGGGCTCACCACCGGTCAGACGCAGGGCGAGCTGGCGCAGCAGGCCTCCACCGCCCAGGGTGCCGCCGGCCTTACCGGCTGGTACGCCGCGCCGTCGCAGAGCGAGTGGACGCCTGGCACCTTCGTGCGCTTGGACCCAGGCACCTACGACACCAGCCAGTACGGCGACGTCCAGATCAGCTACGTGCTGCCCAGCGGCCAGCTGCAGCGCGTGAACATCCCCCAGGCCAAGGCGATGGGCTGGGACGGCGACCTGTCGAAGATGCCGACCACCACCGCGCAGCACGCCATCCAACTCGAGGGCGCGCCGCCCCAAAAGCTGCCCCAGCAGACGCTCGAGGGGCTGAGCGCGTACTCCAACCTCAACACCGCCGCCCAGAACCAGGCGCTCGCCAGCGCGGGCGTGACGGGCTACTACACCGCGCCGTCGACGATCTACGCGCCTGGTGTCGACCTGAACGGCGGCAAGTTCAGCGACCTGCCGCTGGAGACGCAGAACGCCTACTACATGTCCAACGGCTCCGACTGGAACGCCGCCATGGCCAAGTGGGTCCACGACTCCAACGCCGCGATTCAGCAGTTCTACACCGACCGGGGCCTGCCCCCTCCCAACCAGGCCGGCCAGCCGCAGATGACCATGGCGCGGGAGCAGCAGACCTACAACCAGCAAATGGGCGCCATCAACACTGCGGCGAGCCTGCAGGCCAACCCCTTTCGCCAGCAGCAGGTCATCGGCCAGCTCGGCAACGTGCTGGGCGTCGGCGGTCACCCCGCGGCCAGTTTCAGCGCCCCCAACACGGTGGCCGGCGTCGGCACCGCGGGCGGCACTGGCCCGAACACAGGCATGGCGTACATGCAGCAGCTCATCGACGACATCCGCGGCGGCACCAATTCGGCCAACTCCCAGGGCGTGCAGGGCGTGCTCGACGCCATCCCGACGCCCAACAAGATCAACTCCCAGGACTTTCTGCGCTCGGCGCCGTCGACCCAGAACATGATCTTGCAGGGCATGCAGGAGAAGTACGGGCTGGATCCGAACGACTCGCTGACCCAGATCAAGAACACGCTGCCGTCGTTCCAGGCGCCCACGACTTTTGGCCAGGTCAAGGGATAGCTAAGATGCCGCTCAAGAAGTCGACCTCGCCCGCCGCGTTCAAGGCCAACATCAAGGCCGAGATGGCCGCCGGCAAGCCCCAGAAGCAAGCCGTGGCGATCGCGTACTCAACCAGACGGCGGGCGGCGACCAAGAAGGGTAAGGCGTGAACTGTCCAGTGTGCGGAGAACCGATGGGCGCTCCTGTGTATCGCGTCCCGGTCTCCAGTCCACTCGCGACGGTCACACTGAGTCTTGACCAGACCCCGTTCGAGGCCAGTTGGACCACCACCGATGTGTGCTCTAAAGCCTGTGCGTGTGTGGTCGTCGCCTGGATCGACATCCGTCGCGAGCGCGAGTCAGGGCGGCATAGATCATGACCGTCGACGTCACGCGCTCCATCCATCCCGACCTGCTCGACGAGTACCAGGACCAGATGCACCTGGCCGCTGGCGCCACCGCCGAGACGCCGCCTGCTAAGCGTCCGCGGCGTGGACGTGGTGCCACGGCCCAGCCTGCTGCTTCCACTCCCGGAGACGAGCAGGCGCCCGAGCTTCCTCCGCTCGAGGCCCCCGTCGCACCCACGGACGGATCCGGGGACGGCGCCGTGTTGCCCCCGGACACCGCCGAGCCCGAATGGCTGAAGCAACTGCGCGCCACGAGCGACCCGAAGGAGATCGTCGCGCTGGTCACGCGCAACGTGCCGCGCGAGGACCTGAGCCGCGATGACGTCTTGGCCGGCCTCATCGGCGATCTGGGTAACAAGCGTGCCCGCCAGATGCTCGAGGACCAGGAGCGCCAGCGCCAGGAGCTCGCGCGCCAGGAGGCCTACGACAAGGGCGACCTGTACACCCTCGGCCAACTCGAGGCCACCAACCTGCAGCAGCAGCGCCAGTCAGCCCAAGCGCAGAACGACCCGTACCTGGTCGCCGTGCGCAACTTCCAGGCCGGCCTGCCCGAGGAGGTGCAGCGCGAGGTGCAGGGAAAGAACTACGATTCGTTCGGCGCATACTTGTCCGCCGTCCAGGACGCTGCGATTCGCCACGGCGTCTCGGAAGAGGTCAAGAAGCGCTCGGGGGCTCTGGAAAAAGCAGAGCTCTCGGCAACCGTCGGAAGTGAGCAGTCCCCAGAGCTAGACGGAGGACCTGCCCAGGCGTACCGCGAGATCACGGACGCCCAGGTCGCCGCCATGACGCTCGAGGAGTACGACCGTCACTTCGACGAAAAGGGCCGGCCAAGACCCGGCGTTCGCGTGCGCCTGGAGCGGGGTATCGACGTTCGCAGGCGGTGATCTCCTCACCTGAAAGGGTGAGACGCCAAGGAGCGACCAATGCCCGTTGGGGCTACAGAGTTCGTCGACAAGACCATCGCCGACGGCGTGTTTTCGCCAGACATCTGGTCCAAGCAGGTGCTGCGCGCCACCGAGTCGAACCTCGTGCTCGCCAAGTGCGTCAACCGCGGCTACGAGGACGACGCCAGCGTCGGTAAGGCGGTCAAGGTCGCCAGCATCGGCAACGTGGCCGCGCGGGCCAAGACCGAGAACACGGCGATCACCTACGAGACGGTGGCCGAGACCGCGACCACCATCACCCTCAACATCTGGAGCTACGCCGCGGTCGGCATCGAGGACATCGTCAAGGTCCAGTCGATCGTTGACGTGCAGAACGAGTACCAGATGAAGATGGGTTACGCCATCGCCAAGGACATCGATTCGAAGCTCGCCGCGGACGTGGCCGGCTTCTCCCAGACCGTCGGTACCCTCGGCACCGCGCTCGCCGACGTCGACGTCATCCGCTCCAACCAGTACCTGGACGATGCCGACGCCCCCGAAGAGGACCGCTTCTGCATCCTCAGCCCGGCCGAGAAGGCCAACAAGCTAACGCTCGACCGCTGGACCAACGCGCTGTACGTCGGCAACCCCAAGCCCGTGATCAGCGGCAGCATCGGCGACATGTACGGGCTGAACATCATGGTCACCACGAACCTGGTGAAGCCGGCCGGTGGTCAGGCCAACAACACCGTCTTTCAGCGTGAGGCGCTGGCGCTCATCGTGCAGCGCTCGCCCAAGATGCACCTCTTCTACGACATCGACTTCTTCACCTGGAAGCTCGCCTCGGAGGTCATCTACGGCCACCAGGAGATGAGGGACAACTTCGGCGTATGGGCCAAGGGCGTCGGATGAGCGATCTTCTCGAACGCCTCGAGCAGCGGGCCGCGCCGGCGCAGGTTCAGCCGCGCCGCGGCATGAACTACAACTTTCCGCTGCAGTGGTACCGCCGCCCCGATGGCGACATCGTGCGCCTGCAGAGCGACCCCAACAACCGCACCTATTACGAGGACAAGGGCTTCGTGCTGCTGCGGCCCGCCGAAGAGCGGGAGTGGCTGGCCGAGGTGCGGCCGGTGGTCATCGCCGAGCAGAAGAAGCGCGCGCAACTGATCACCGCCATTCGCAAAATTCAGGCGGTCGCGCCTCAGTTTCTGATCGACGACGACGACCAGCTGGCGTTCGCCTCCATGCCGCTCGACGAGCTGGACCAGTTCTACAAGGACGGCTGCGAGCTCATCGGCCGCAAGGTCCGCCTGCCGGCCATCCGACCCGAGAAGGGCGACGCGCTCAAGGATCCCAACCTGAGCGGCGTCGAAACGTCTGACCAGACCTCCATCGAGGAGCTGCAGGGCAAGCTCGAGCGCCAGGGCGCGACATTCCAGGGTCAGGGACATGACCCCATCCGGGAGAGCAGACGACGATGAGTCAGTGGCTCGATGCAGCGCAACAATCGACGGAACCGCTCGCCACACCGCCAGGCGATCTGTACTTCGAGTACTCCAGGCCCGACGGCGATACCTTCCTCGCCTCGGCAGCGAACGCTGAGCACTACCTCGCCAAGGGCTACACGGTCACCGGCGAGCAGACGATCAGCGACTCGGACACCTTTCGAGACGTGCTGAGTCCCGGCACCAACGCCGCGCCGGCCGATGGAACCGCGACGAGCGAAGCCACGGCGACGACGGGCGTCGACCAGCCGGCGGCGCCCTGATGCCACCGCCCACGCTCAATGCGCCGGGCACCTGGGCAGCGTGGGCCAACAACGCCGCCACGCTGCAGAGCTATGTGGCCGCACCCGACCCGCCCGGCACGCTCATGTTCCAGGTCCAGAAGCCACCGGGCGGCGCGACCGGCGACAAGGTCAACATCCCGGCCTGCAATGGCCCGAAATACGTGCGACTGGGCTACACCATCACCGGCGAGTGGGCGATCGATCCGCTTGATGTGAGCAACGTGGTACCCATCGTCGGTACCCAGGCCGCCACGGGCAAGATCACGCCGCCCACCGGAGCATCCGGTGGTCTCTGGACACACACGCCCACGGACTGGACCGGCAACCAGATCAGCCCGCCGCAGCAGACGCCGCCACCCGGTTGGCCGACCGATGCCGTCTCCGCGGTGCCACCGGCCGGTGCCAAGCCACCAGGTGCGCCGCCTGTGATCAGTGGCGTGTCCTCGTCGGCGATCACCGCCACCGGTGCGACGATCAACTGGACCGTGCAGCCGTCGTCGGCCAGCCAGGTCGAGTACGGCACCACGACCGCGTACGGCACCACCCGACCGGCGGCGCCGATCAATGGCGCCGGGGCACAGTCAACACCGCTCACCGGACTGGTGACCGCCACGCTCTACCACTACCGCATCGTGGCCACCGCCAACGGCGTCACCGTGCGCAGCGGCGACTTCACCTTCACCACCGCATGACCGACGCGCAGCTGGTCCCGGTCTCGGCCCCGCGCGAGGCGCACCGCGATGGGTGCATCTTCGGGCCCGGCTTTTTCCGGATCACGCTGCGCGACGGCGGGCGGCGCTACTGCCAGTCCGAAGGCGAGGTCGAGTTCGTGCGCCACCTGCTGCGTGACGGCGCGGTGGTCCGCGTGCAGCGGGATGGGTACTGCCTGGATGGGTACAACGGCGGCACGCCCGACGTCGTCGACGCCGAGACGTTCCTGGGCATGTCGCGCGAAGACGCGATCCGCGAGCTGGGCTTCGAGACCGAGGGCGACTACGCGCGGGCGTACCGTGCCGTCGAGGCCGCGGTGCTCGAGCGCGATCGCCTCCAGCACGGTGGCACCCCGCCGAGCATCGTCATCAAAAAGCACGGCCGCAAGATCAACGAGATCACCTGAGCGATGCAGACCGACACGCTGCAGACCAGCCTCGAGCGCCGCACCGGCGGCCCGTGGACGCACACCGGGCGACTGGTCATCCGTTTTCAGCTCGATGACGGCACGCTGCACACGGTGACGCTGCCCGACGACCTGGTAGCCCTCCAGGCGCGTCTGGCCGCGCTAGAGGGCCCGCCGCCCGCTGCTGCATGACCGAGACCCCCACCCTCAATCCGCGACAACCAACGCCAGCGCCGCCCTTGCTCCCCATTGGCGGCACCGATGCCCCGCCGCTGGTCCCGCCCGGCACGCCGCCGCCGGCACCGACCCCGCCGCTCGACCCGAATTACCCGCCGGCGTGGCAAGGTCCACCAGGTCCGCAAGGCCCCGCCGGTCCTCCTGGTCCGGCTGGGCCGCAAGGTGTACCTGGTGTTGCCGGACCCGAAGGCCCACCCGGCGCGCAGGGCGATCCCGGTCCTGGTCTCGTCTGGCGCGGCACGTGGGACTCGGCGCAGGCCTACGCGCTCAACGACGCGGTCTACTACCTCGGCTCGTCGTACGTCACCGTTGCCGACAAACCCGCCGGTAGCCAGCCACCTGCCGTGGACCCCGACTGGGGGATCATGGCGCGCATCGGCCTCCAGGGGCCCGCCGGTGCTGCGGGCGCCGACGGTGCCCCTGGACCTCAGGGTGCCCAGGGCCCGCCAGGGCAACCCGGCGTCGGCGTTATCGCCGGCGGCACGACGGGCCAGCTCCTGACCAAGACCAGCGCCACCGACTACGCCACCGCCTGGCAGGACCCCGTGGTGACGCTCGCGGCGTTCAACGCGCTGATGGCGCGCGTGGCCACGCTCGAGAGCCAGGTCGCCGCCATGCCCAACAGCCTGGAAGACCTCAAATACGCGGGTTGATCATGCCGACACTTGCTGCGTACCGATCCACCTTCAGCGTCGAGTGCGGGCCCTATATCGGGCCCGAGAGCTATGACGTGCGCGCCACCAGCGGCTCGAGCTACTCGGAGCTGTTCTGCTCGGCGTACCCGATCAAGAGCGGCATTCCGCAGCAGGACTCGCTCATCGACCGTCCGCTGTTCCGTCCCAATGCGGTCGAGTCGGGCGACAAGAATCGGTACATCAAGGCCTACACGCCCGACCAGGGCCTGATCGAGCCCGACCTGGACTGGACCAATCCGCCGATCGCCGACCCCGGCCTCGGCACGCGCTACACCGATCTGGAGGCCTTCACCTACAACGGCCTCGAGCTGATGACCTACGAGGAGCTCGAGAACACCGGCCTGGCCGGCTTCGGCGAGCGGTTCGAGGTCCTGGGTCCGTTCGACGTGCCGACGACGCACCGCCTCATCAACGACGGGCTCAAGCAGTGCTGGCTGATCGTCGAGGTGGCGTGTGTCCCGACGCCGCTCAAGTCGCGCCACAACCTGTCGGTGGTCTGCCCCTGGCTGCAGGACCCCAACGACGTGCTGCAGGTCGGCGTGATCAAGAATTACATCGACCGCGACCTCACCGACCCGTTCGAAAACGTAGTGCGCGGTATGGTCGAGCGCGACGGTGGCGATTTTTATCTGAACACCGGCACGACCACCTTCCTCGACGACGAGGTGCTCTGGCTGCGCGTGCTCAAGCGCGCCTACGACCACTGCCGTAGCAGCGGCGGCACCTTCGGCGAGCAGCAGGGCCTGGTGCTCGAGACGGACGAGGCGCCGTGTGAGCGGGACTGGGTCGCCTCCGCGGCGCTGGTGGTCGCCTGGCGGCGCTACGCGCACATGCTCGAGCCGCAGGCCAACCAGCGCCTGATCCGCGACCAGGCCGCGGCCGCGGCCTGGTTTACCGACCGCTGCCGCGAGCACTTCACGGCGCCATTGCCGGGCAGGACGCTGCGACGCCGGCGCTACTTTGGCCCGCCGCGCCAGCTCGCGGGACAGTACTGGGGGTGACCATGCAAGCCGAAGACGACCGCCTGGGCGAGATCGCCTACACCGCGTACTGCGCCAACACCGGCGGCCGATCGCTAGCGACCGGTGACGACCTACCGCCCTGGCGCGAGCTCGGCGACGAGTACAGGACCGCCTGGATCGCGGCCGCGCGCGAGGTGATCGCCAACCGCTGATGTCGCTCTATGCGAAGCGCGACCCCTGGCCGTTCTCGATGAAGATCTCGGGCGCCGGTTTTCTCCTCGGCTCGCCTGGACCAGGGCAGCCGGCGCTGCTCAGCTCCAAGGCCGAGGACATCTCGAGCGTCGACCCGCCCGACTTCAGCTACGCCAATCTGTCGCCGCTGGCAGACCGCGAGGAGCCCTACGAGAGCCTGACGATGGGCCTCGGCATGCGCACCCAGCACAAGTGGCAGGACTACCGCTACGCCGAGGCGATGGGCCTCGATCTGAGCGTGCATCCGTGGGGCAAGGGTCCCGAGGTGCTTACCAGTACGGGCGCCGGCACGGGCGAGGTGGTCGACTTCTTCGAGCTCGGCGGCAGTCTGTTCATGGCCGCCGGCACCCAGATCTTGAAGTACACGCCCGCGACCAACACCTGGGCGGCGACCCACACCTTCGCCAACCCGATCGTGGCCGCGGTGGTCTTCGCCTCGAACTTCGACGGGATCCCCAGGGTGTACGTCGGCTTCGGCGACGGCATCGTGGCGCAGTACAGCGCCGACGGCACGGCGTTCACCGCCTTCGCCTCGTTCGGCGCGCTGGCGTTCATTCGCATTGGCCGCGAGTGGTGGTGGGCCGACCAGACCAACCTGCTGAGAAAATGGGATACGAACTCGGACCCGACCAATGAGGCGAACGCGACCGCGCTGATCTTCCGCATTGGTGACCGGTCCTCGCCCATCACCAGCCTGATGGCTACCGCCGGCGGTGTGCTGATCGTGGCCAAGACTGACGGTCTGTACACGCTCGACCAGGCCGGCGACGATCACCCGCTGTTTCCCTTCCTGCAGTACGCGCCCAACGCGCGCAACGGCAAGTGCCGCGGCCAGTTCACCAACGACCTGTACGTCGGCTACGGCACCAACCTGTCGCGCGTGGGCACCGACCTGGGCCTGCAGGAGATCGGGCCCGAGCAGCTGCCCGACTACGACGGCCCGGTGCGCGGCCAGATCACCAGCTTCGTCGGCGTCGGCTCGCTGTTCGGCTACGCCGGCATCTGGAATCCCGACACGAACACCAGCTACCTGCTCAAGTTCGGAGCCTTCATCCTGCAGGGCACCTTCAGCACGTACCAGACGCTCGCCAATGTGCTGGCCAACCCGGAGCGCATCGACGCCTGGAACGGCAGCCTGAACCACGGCTGGCCTGGGAAATACCCGACCAGGATGTTCACCACCGCCATCGGCGCGCCCGGTGGCCACACCTTCACCATGGTCGGCTTTTCAGACGGCACCTGTGCGCGGATGGTCAACCCGTGCGTCTTCAACCCGCTGGCGTGTTCGGTGTACCGCTTCTGCGTCGGCGACGACTGGGTGCGCCTGCCGCAGTGGCACGGCACCTATGTCGCGAGCAGGAAGACGCTGCGCAGCTGGGGCGTGACGGGCCCGCATATCAATCCCAACAACAACATGACCCTCGAGTACAAGACCAGTCCCGACCAGAGCACCTGGACCGACTTCGGCTACATCTTCCAGGCCGGCACCTTCGATCGCCACGCGTTCCCGATCGGCACGGTGGCCATCCTGGCCGAGTTCCGGGCGCACCTGCACAACACGGTCAACACTGAATCGCCGGCGATCTCGTCGGTCTCGATCGGCCACGCGCTGCGTCCCTCGCGGATCATGACCTTCGAAGGAGACATTCTGTGCGCCGACGGCCTGGTGCGCCGCGACGGGGTGATGATGCGCAAAGGGCGGCTCCAGATCCGCAAGGAGGTCGAGACGGCGGTCGACGATCCCGGCGCGGTGGCGGTGGTACTGCCGGACGAGACGAACACCTACCTGTCGATTGTCGATTACCGCGTCGGCCAGGCCTTTGACGAGGTCGGGCGGCAGTGGCGGGGGAGCCTGCACATCAAGGCTGTGCAGTGGACGGCGGTCGAGCCGCCGCCGAGTTAGGAGCGCTATGGCACGCGGCACATCCGTCAACTACACCGGCGCACTTTCGTTCACGTACGCCACCACCGGGCCCGATCTGTTCAAGATGACAGACGTGCAGCAGCTCGCCCAGGCGGTGGAGCTCCACACCCACGACGCCGCGGGCAAGGGGCTCGGCGTGGCCGGCACGGCGATCAAGACCGCCATCGACATGCCGGACTGGTTCCGTTCGACGGGTCACACCTCCGCGTATCCAGCAGCTGGTCAGGGGCTCGAGATGTTCTACGAGCCAGGTTCTGGCGGCGTCGGCATCGTGCAGGCTTACAACCGCGGTGCCTCGCAGTTCATGCCGCTCCAGCTCATGGGCAGCAGCGTCGGGCTGTACGTAGGCGCCGGCTCCGCGGCACTCACCATCTCGAACACCGGCACCACGGTGCTCAGCTTCCCAGTGACGTGCAATCAGGACCTGGCCGTGGGCGGCGCGACGCATCTGACAGGCCAGCTCACCTGTAACGGCATCACGTGCGCTGGCATCA